CCTAACGTAACGGTGGAGTGATATGGCTAGTGTAATACGAGGTAATGACAACTTTGATAGTGGTGATATTGACGCAGGACTTGGCTCAGAACAAACGTGGCAATCACCCTCACGAGCTTGGTATGTTATTTACCAGAACACAACTGGAAAAGCCATACAGGTGTCTATTGGTACAGGAGCGCAGAATACTCTTGGGCTTAGAGTAGGACCGACTTCTGGTAGCCTAACCATGATTGCCGCCGCTGCATATTATAGTGGCTTCCAGTGTATCATACCAGATGGTTATTACTATGAAGCATATAATATAAATGGTGGTAGTGTGTCATATTGGCATGAGTTACGCTAACAAAATAACTGGAGTAAGTTATGAAATACTACAGAGATGCCTCTGGTCAAATATACGCATACGAGCTTGATGGTAGCCAAGATCACCTGATTGGAGACAAGGCACCAGTAACTGAAGAAGAGGTTACTTTGGCTACTACTTCAGCTCAGTTGGGTGTGGAAGACATAGTAAGAGGACTGCGTGACTCCTTGCTGATTTCCTCAGACTGGACACAGGTAATGGATGCCCCCGTAGATCAGGTTGCATGGGCAACTTACCGTTCACTGCTCAGAGCCGTACCACAGCAATCTGGCTTTCCACACGACATTACATGGCCGACTAAGCCTGAATGATAGTATATCAAATCTCCTTATACGGATCGGCATATGATGCAAGAGGTAAGTCATGGCCTCAAGTAGTGTCTGAGACTAATTGTAAGCCCTCTACAGTGTGGGAAGACCCAATCCATAAGCGACCATTGCTTACAGGTGAGTTTGGGTGCTCAGTGAGCCACCTACGGGTATGGGAGAAGATAGCCAAAAGTGGTTTAAACGGTATCATCCTTGAGGAGGACGCTGTTTATGATGAGATCAACCCAGATCAAGTCGATTGGCTGCTTAATGACTACGACAGCGTTTGGTTAGGATACCGCTGGAACGATATGGGCTATTGGTACAACTGCCACGCCTACGCAATAACTCCAGACACAGCAAAGCTACTGATAGAAGACTTTAAGGACCAGATCATCCCGGTTGATGAGTGGGTTCCCATGAAGCTAAAAGACAAGAGCAATTACTTCTACCCGAAAGAGGTTGTTACTCAAATCCCACGGTCAACCCGACCTAGTACCATAGAGGATACAGAAGTTATGAAACCCGACACATTACACCTCCTTACTGTCGCTACAGACGATAGTAAGATGTGGGCATTAAAGCAGTCTGCTGACAAGTTTGGAGTTAAGGTAACTAACCTTGGCGAAGGCTCTGATTGGTACGATCCTATGGAGGGTCACGCTGGTATGCCTAAACTAAAGATGGTCGCAGAAGCCCTGCTAGACTTACCAGAAGATGATGTCGTCCTGTTCATGGATGGGTATGACACCTTCTTGGTTAAGACACCAGAGGAGATACTGGAGTGGTTCTTAGGCTTCAACGTAGACATCTTGTTTGGTGCAGAAGACAACTTCTGGCCCCCCAAGCAAGACCTGCAAGATCAGTTCGATAGCAAATTCCCACGGGAGCATTACAAGTACCTCAACAGTGGTCAATACATTGGACGGGCTGGTGCGCTAAGGAACTTCTTCTCACGGGCAGGTTGGCTGTATGACATGAACACCGAAGGGTTGGACGACCAACAGTATTGTCAAGCTGAATTACTGGTAACAACACTTAAGGTAGCACTGGATCACGAAGCGTACATCTTCCAGAACTTTGACCCAACTGTTACCAAGTCTGGTGTTGAGTTACTTGGCCCTATCTGCGCTCCCTGTACCTATCATGGTAACGGTGGAGAACAAGCTAAGGTTAGTTTTACTAAGTTAGCTAACCAGTTTGGTTACTACGAACCAGTAGCTTCAGCACCTATCTTGTCGCTTTCTTACAACGAGGTAGCGGATGAAATTCTAGTCACTGAGCTTCTTACGGAGAGTGAGTGTAAAGACCTTATCCGCAGGTCTGACGAGCTTGGCTCTTGGTCTAGCATGGACGGAGACAAGTTCCCTGCTCAAGAGATCAGGCTCAAGCAACTAGGTCTTTGGCGAGATTACCAGAAGCTCTGGGAAGACAAGTTAGCTAAGATATGCGAGAAGCACTGGAAGCCCCTACAGTACATGGGTTTGCGTGATGCCTTCACTATGCGCTACGCTATGGACACTCAGACATCTCTTGGGCTTCACACTGACGCATCTCTGGTTACAGGGAGTGTTAAGCTGAACGATGACTACGAAGGTGCTACTCTCTACTTCCCCCGACAAAAGTTTACCAACCTAGATGTACCTGTTGGAAGCTGCATTTTGTTCCCTGCACAAGTAACACATGGACACTATGTCGATGAGCTACAGTCTGGGGTTAAGTATTCCCTTACTATGTGGACATCCCGTTATGAGGGTGACGAGAACTAGGAGCATTAGATGTTTGGAACCAGCCCTTTTGCAGCCGCCACCTTCGCTGGTGCTGGTAGCGAAAACTACGAACTAACAGCTGGTGCCATAACTACTGGTGCTGCGATTGTACCTGCTAACTCTATGTCTGAGGAAGAGACGCTAGGTGGCTTGTTTGTCACGGCGGGTCAACCTACCCTAGATACTAGCGGTTTCAATCAGGGTCAAACATTTAACTTCCCTACTCTTGATGGGAACTCACCAACTGTTGATACTGCACTCTTTAACGAAGAAGAGAGTTTCTCAGCTGGTGAGCTTACTGCCACACCTGTCGTCGATACGGCAGATATAACCGAAGATAACAAACTGTCATCTGGTGAGATTGCTACAGGAACTCCAGTTAACGGAACATCTAACTTCAATCAGGATCAGACGTTTGAGCCTGTAGCTCTTGAGACTGGCGCTGTAGTTGTTGACGACACAACAATGTCTGAGGAAGAGACGTTTTCCACCGGAGAGCTTGCTACAGGTTCCGCAGATACTGACACGGCAGACATCACAGAGAACAACATACTTTCCACCGGAGAGCTTGCTACTGGAAACGTAGACCTTCCAGACAACACTATGCAAGAGGACGAGACGTTCTCCACTGGAACACTCGAAACAGGAAGCCCTGTCAACGGTACTTCTGCGTTCAACCAAGATCAAACTTTCGAGCCTGTAGCTCTTGAGACTGGCGCGGTTGATCTTCCAGACAATACGATGTTTGAAGAGGAAACACTCGTAGCTAGGGACATTGAGACTGACACCCCTGTAACTCCTAGTGCTGACTTCATAGAAGACAACAAACTATCTTCTGTCGTACTTGAAGCTGGAGCGCCTTCCGTACCAGACAACACTATGCAAGAGGAAGAGACGTTCTCTGCACCTGAGTTGGTTACTGGCGCTGTAGAGCTACCAGCCAACACTATGTCGGAAGAAGAGACCTTCGATACTGGCGACATCTACACTGGTGCGGTAATCATTCCGTTTGGTCCATTCACAGAGAACAACGTACTATCCACTGGCAACATTTCCACTGGTGTACCTGTGGTAGATAAGGCGCTTAAAGTTGGTGACCACCTATTCTACATGGAAGAGCTAATCTCCAGACCTCCAGAACTAGGTGAAGCCTACTACAACGCTGACCTCGCTAGGGTAGTTAACATACGTCAGAGGCGCATAGGGAATATGGTAAACGGGGCTAACGGAAACTCTGTCAGCTTCGGAAACAACAACAATGTTAAGGTAGGCTAATGGCTTTTAGGATTAAAACAAACGACACTTCACCTAAGCTGTCTGTCACTCTTACAGATGCTCTTGGCACACCAATCGGTCTAGCTGGTTGTGCTGCACGTTTTCACATGAAGGCTTTTGGTGCTTCCTCTCTAAAGATTGATGCTGTAGCTGACATTGAGGATGTTGTCAATGGTATCGTAGAGTACTCATGGCAAGCTGGAGACACTGACACAGCTGGGACTTACTACGGTGAGATCGAAGTGACTTACGGTGATAACACAGTAGAGACCTTTCCTAACAATGGGTACTTCACTATCATCATCAAAGAGGACTTAGACTAATGGCTGACGCTTTTGACATAGACAACCTCCCCTTAGAGGAAGACATCAACAAAGCTGACAAGCCACTAAACAAACCCTTCCGGCTACCTAAAGGTTCTAGCAAGAAGTTTGGTGTGTACGTCAAGGATGGCGACAAGACTGTTAAGGTTACCTTCGGAGACCCTAACATGGAAATCCGTAGGGACGACCCTAAAGCTAGGGCTAACTTCCGCAGCCGACACTCATGTGACACTGCAAAGGATAAAACAAGCGCACGGTATTGGTCGTGCAGAATGTGGAGTGGTAGTACCGTGGGTAGTATGACAAAAGATATAACAGGCCAAATACTAAAGGCCGATGACGAACAACGCATGGTCTATGGCTGGGCTTCTGTAGTAACCGAAAAGGGTGAACCAGTGATTGACCGCCAAGGCGATGTAATTAGACCTGACACGTTAGTCCGTGCCGTAAACAAGTTTATGGAGCATGTTCGTGTGGGTAAAGAGATGCACACAGGAGATCAGATTGGGGCGGTTATCCACTCCATGCCAATTACAAAAGAGATTGGTGATAGCCTTGGCATACAGAGTGACCGTGAGGGCTGGATTGTCGCGTTTAAAGTTTACAACGATGACGTTTGGGCTAGGGTCAAATCTGGTGAACTAGCTGCCTTTAGCATTGGCGGCAGAGCAACGAAGGAAGAGTTTAATGGCTAACCTTTTAGAACAGCTTGAACTGGACGAATTGTCTTTGGTAGATCGTCCTGCCAATGCTCAGGCAATGGTCTCCCTATTCAAGCGCGACAACTCCAACGGAGAAGAAATGACAGAAGAAACAGAAAAGTCTTACGAGACTGACAAAGTAGAGTGTGCAGATTGTACTGCTGAAAAAGTATGTGCTGGCTGCGCCCCTGAGATGGAAAAAGCAGACGAAGTTGAAGCTGTTGAGGTTGAAGCTGTTGAAGAGGTTAACCCTCTCGCAGAAGAAGTTGAACGCCTCAAAGCCGATAACCAGAACATGCGTAAAGCTCTTATTGAAAATGGCTATGTGATCCGTGCTGATAGCATCGAGAAGAAAGCCCCAGAAGAGTTTGTCGAGTATGATGGTGAGAGCATCAACAAAGCTGACATTCCTGCTGTAATCTTGAAGGCTCTTGAAGCCGCTGAGGTTGCTAAAGCAGACGCAGAGCTTACAGCTAAAGCGGAAGCAGCCCTTCCTAACTTTGACGTAGCAGCTGCAAAAGAACTTGTTAAGTCTTTCGAGGCTAACGAAGAGATCATGGGTGTATTGAAGGCAGCTGATACTGCATTTGGTGCGTCGATGGAAGAAGTAGGCAAGTCCGATGTTGACGGTGAGTTCACTACCGCAGCTGACAAACTTGATGCACTTGTAAAGTCCCATATGGACACCAACTCAATGAAAAAGAGTGACTACGCTAAAGCATACGCTGCCGTAGCAAAGACCGATGAAGGTAAAGCTCTAATCACTAAATCCTACAAAGGGGAATAAAAATGGCTGTTATGCAATCTCGCGACAACCGCACTTTCGTTGCAGGGGAAGACCTCTCCGCAGCACAATTCAAATTCGTAACTCTGGAAGCCGATGGTCAAGTTGATCTGGCAGACGCAGCTGGTGAGAACGCTATCGGCGTTTGTATCTCCGGCGGTACAGCTGGTAAAGCTGTCACAGTATGTGTCTCTGGCTCCGTCATGGTAGAAGCTGGTGGTGTTATTGCTGCTGGCGCTCAAGTTCAAACTGGTGCTGATGGCACTGCTTTGACTGCTGCCGCTGGTGATGTTGTTCTTGGTTACGCTCGTGAAGCTGGCGTAGACGGTCAGATCATCGAAATCGAAATGATCCAAGGCGGCAACGTAGTACCTGCCTAATCCAAGCATTGAAGGAATAATATAATGCCACTTTTGACACCATCTTCGGTCCATCTGGACCAACCCTTGACAAACCTCACTTTGGCGTTTGCTCAAGACCAATCTAACTTCATTGCGGATAAAGTATTTCCTGTCGTAGGCGTTGAGCGTCAGTCCGACAAGTTCTACATCTATGACCGCGACAACATGAACCGTACTGGCGATGTTAAAGCTCTGGCTCCACGCACAGAAGTTAACCGCATCGGCATGTCGATCTCCAATAGCTCTTACTACGCTGACGTATTCGGCTTGGGCATGGACTTCGACCAACAGACTTTGGCAAACGAAGACGCAGCACTGGACATCCGTTCAGCTGGCGCACAGACTTTGGCAACACGTTTGATGATCCACCGTGAAGAGCAGTTCGCTGCAAACTTCTTCGCTGCATCTATCTGGGGTTCAGAATCAACTCCTGCTAACCTGTGGTCAGATTACACAGACGGCACACCAATCCAAGACGTTACCAATGCTCGCCGCACTATGCAGCTGAAATCTGGTGGCTTCAAGCCAAACACAATGGTTGTTGGTAAAGAAG